TGGGATCAGTCAGCAGACGTCAAACGTCAAGCGACTGTGCACCCTCGCTAGTTTAGGACGCTGCGCAACGCCGCGTGCGAATCCTTTGCCTCGATGGGTGCACGCGAAAGATTGCTAGCGTCGGCCGCTGCGCTGATGGGTATCTCAACGTATGAGGCACCGATCGGCGCAGTGATCGGACCGAGCGAGGCCATCGTCGACGCGGCACGGCGCGCGATGGGTGGGTCGCTCTCGCCGATGCCGGCGACCCGCACCCGTTGGTACATGTCCGAGCTCGAGGCCGCCGAGTACATGGCGAACCAGGGCGATCTGTCGTGGGCCGCGATGCTGATGTCGGCCGCGAGAAAAGACGGGGTGATCAGCGGCGTACTGTCGACGCGCACCTCGGGCCTCGTGCGCCTCCCGAAACGCTTTCGCGGGCCGAGCTCGATGGTCGCGCAGCTCGAGCTCGGACACGGGCAAGTGCGCTCCGTGTTTGACGAGATGTGCCCCCCGCAAGATCTCGCCGTGCTCGCCGCCGACGGCGAGTTGCTCGGTGTCGGTGTCGGCGAGCTCGTGCCCGTGCAGGGCCGCCGCTATCCCGTGTTCGTTCGCCTCGATCCTCAGTTCCTTCGCTTTCGATGGAACGAGAGCCGTTGGTATTTTCAGAGCAACGCCGGGCCGATCCCGATCACTCCCGGTGACGGTCGGTGGGTCCTGCACACGCCGGGGGGCCGCACGTCGCCATGGATGCACGGCCTTTGGCGAGCAGTCGGCCGCGCGTACATCCGCAAGGAATACGCCGCGACCTACAAAGACAGTTGGGAAGCCAAGCTCGCTCACCCCGCACGTGTTGCGTACGCACCGAGCGGGAGCGTCGAGGCGCAAAAGGACACGTTCTTTAAGCAGGTCATGGCATGGGGCCTCAACACGGTCTTCGGCCTCACCCCCGGTTACGAGATCAAGCTGCTCGAGAGCAACGGCCGCGGGTACGACTCATTCATCAAGACGATCGCCGCGCAGAATGAAGAAATTCAGATCTGCATCGCGGGCCAAACCGTCACCACCGACGGCGGCGCCGGGTTCCAGAATTCCGACATCCATCGCGCGATCCGGGCCGACCTGATCAAGGCGACGGCCGACGCGCTCGGGTACACCGTCAACACTCAGATCCTCCCGGCATGGGTGGCGAGCGAGTACGGCGAGGATGCGCTCGAGCAGTGCCCCGTCGTCGAATGGGACGTCACCCCGCCGAAGGACCGCACCGCCGACGCGACCGCGCTCAACATCGGCGCGCAAGCGATCGTCGCGCTCAACGAGGCGCTTCGAGCGCAGGGCCGCGAGCTCGACATTGACGCGATGTGTCTGAAGTTCGGCATCCCGGTGAAGGGAGACATCAACGGCGACGGCCGGCCCGACGTCGAGCCCGAGCCCGCGGTCGACGACGACGACAAACCCGAGGAGCGTGCCGCGGTGTCGCTCGTTCGTGAGGCCGCATGACGATGCGTCGACGGTACGACAAACAGGGGATCCTCGCGCTGTACCCGCAAGCGTTTTTCGATCTGTTCGTCGAGGTCGACCAGCCAACGAACGAGACGATCGAGAGTTGCGAGATCGTCGCCATTCGAGGGCCGCTCGAGCACCATGACGATTGGTGGTGCGACTCTTACGAAGCCATCCTCGACCGTGTCACCGCGGCGTGTGAGAGCACCTCGAGCACGGTCGTGCTTAGGATCGACTCACCCGGGGGTGAGCTGTTCGGCTGTTTCGATGCTGCGCGCACGATCCGCGCGCGGGTCAAGGCGGCCGGCAAGAAGCTCGTTGCCTATGTCGACGGGTGCGCGTGCAGCGCGGGGTACGCACTCGCTTGCGCGGCCGAGCAGATCTACACGAGCGAAACCGCCTTCACCGGGTCGATCGGCATCCTGATCACGCGCGTCGACCTGACTGCACGCGATGCTCAGATGGGCGCGCGGTTCGCGCTCGTCGCAAGTGGCAAGCGCAAGATCGACGGGCACCCGCACAGCTCTCTCAACGATGCCGAGCTAACCGCGATGCAGAGTCAGTGCGACTCGCTCGCCGAGCTGTTTTTCGAGCTCGTCGCTAGTTTGCGCGGCGTTAGTGCCGACGCGATCCGCTCGCTTGAAGCGGGCGTTTTTCATGGCGCCGCGGCCGTCTCGGCTGGGCTCGCCGATCGAGTTGCGAGCTTCGACGAGATGCTCGCGCAGCTCGCAAACGGAGGAAACATGCCACCCGAAGACGACAAGAAGCCCGACGACAAAAAGGACGAGGAGAAGGAGCCCGAGGCGTCTACTGCCGACGTCGACGAGGCTCGCACCGCGCTCGAGCGCGCAGCGGCCGACGGCGACGAGCGAGCGCAGCGCGCGCTCGACGTGCTCAACGGCGACGAGGGCGGCGAGAGCGAGAGCGAGGGCGACGAGGCAAGCTCGAGCGCGAGCTCGTCGCGCCGTGCCCCCGCTGCGCGCGTCCCATCGTCGCGCGTGTCGGCCGAGGGTGCCGCGGGCCTCGCCGGCATCGTGGCTCGGCTCGAGCGGCAGGTCGGCGAGATCGCAAGCGAGCGAGACGGCGCCAAACGCTCGGCACTCCTCGCCGGCCGGCCCGACCTCGGCAAAGAGCTCGCCGCGCACCTCGCGACGATGCCGTACAAGGATGCAAAGGCGATCGTCGACCGGATGCCGGTTCCCGACGCACCGCCGAAAAAGAGCCCGGCCGCGACTGCCGTCGTGTCGCCGAGCGTGCGCGGATCCACCGAGGGGCAGGGGGGCTCGAGCGGCGTCGAGGCGTCGCCGGCAACCGAGGCCCTCGATCGCGCCTTCGGCATCGCCGGGCCGAAGCAAGGGGTCAAGCGCGAGGGTAACGCGCTGGTCTTCAACGCACCTGCCGCACGCGAGCTCAAGCGGCCCGCGACCACCACCACGCCTGCAACCTCGGCCGCTCCCGGCGCCGCGAAAGGATAACGAGCCATGACTGCACTAGTTCGCGAACGCGCTAACAGCATGGAGCGCTGGACGCATCACTTGTTCCCGCTCAAGTCAGGCTTCAAGGCTTGGAAAAACGGTAAGGTCGGCCTGATCATCGGCGAGGGCAAGGTCGTGCCGATGCCCTCTGACGCGAGCCTCCTCGAGATCGGAGTGTTCGACGAGACGGTCGACGCGACGCTCGCCGAGGCAAACGTCAACGTTAACCTCGGGATGGAGATCGAGGGCCGATGGTGGGCTCAAGATGGATCTATCGCCGCTGACGACGTCGGCAAGTTGTGCTTCGCCGACGACGATCAGTCGGTGACGCTGCTCGCCGGGGGCCGCTCGATCTCGGGCCGGATCTGGCTCGTCGACTCAATCGACGGTGTCTTCGTGCAGAAGCTCGAGAGCCTCGTCGATCCCGGCGTGTCGGGTAGCAGCACGAGCGTGATCGCGTTGCCCGCGTTTACGGCCGGCGCCTCGGCACCCGTCGAGATCACCGACCGCGCGACGTACGACGTGCCGACCACGGCCGCCAACTCAACGATCGACCTGCCCGACGGCACCGAGGGAATGCGGATCTGGCTCTCGGCCGATGGCGTCAAAAATGGCCACACCGTGCAGTACCGAGACGGCACCACGCCGATCACGACTGCGCTCACCGCCTCTAAACGGCACCTCGTCGCCGCGCTGTTCCTCGACGGAACATGGCGCGCAAACGCTTACGTGAGCCCGTAAGGGCGAGCTCTGAAAGAAAGGACAGTCAGACATGCCCGCGCTCACTCCACAGTTCATGATGGATCTCGAATCTCGGATGCAGCTACTCACCGAGAACGAGTACGCACGCCTCGTGCAGGGCCTTTGGTGGCAGAACCTCGCGAAGGTGAAGACCACGACGGCCGGCAAAGAGATCCTCGCGTGGCTCTTGAGCACGGCGAAGATCTATCCCGAGGGCAAGGGCGGAAACATCCGCTTCGATGACCTCGTGTCGACGTACACGACGATGGAGCCGAAATTCAGCGGCGCCGGGCTCAAGCTCAACAAAGCCCAATTCGAAGACACCGACGGTCAGGGCATGAACCTCGCCGCCGAGTGGTCGAGTCAGATCGGTGCGCAAATCGCGTACTGGCCACAAGAGCAAGTCGCCGACTTCCTCATGCACGCGCACGAGGCCGGCACGTACGTCGGGTACGACGGCAAGCCTTTCTTCGCGGTCGATCATCCGGTCAACCCGTACCGCACCGGCGTCACGTTCGCTAACCTCCTCACCGGCACGGCCGGCGTAGGCGGAAACTCGGGCACGACGTCACCCGGTGCGCTCCCGATCGACGCGTCGGTACCGGTCGACACCGCGTTGCTCAACCTGCAACGCCTGTTCGCGTACATCGCCTCGATCAAGATGCCGAACGGCAAACAACCGCGGCGACTCCGGCCGCGCTTCATCCTCACCCCGCCGAGTCTGACTTTCCGCGCGGTGCAGCTCACTCAGGCGAAGTTCATCGCGCAGCTCGCGTCGGGTGGTGGCGCCGCGTCGGCAGACGTCGAGGCGTTGATCCAAGCGCTCGGGTACGCCGCTCCCGTGCAGGCCGACGAGCTCGGTGGGTTCGAAGACGAGAAGACTTACTTCGTGGCTTGCGAGCAAGTCACGTCGAGTCAGCTCGGCGCGATCACGTTCCTCGAGCGCGAGCCGTACAAGATCCTTTACTACGGCAGTCAGACCGAGGCCGAGCTCGACCGTCGCGACGAATACGAGTGGCACGTCAAGGGCCGCAACGGGATGGGAGCGGGCCACCCGTTCCTTCTCTTCAAGGTCAAGGGCGTCTGATCACTGCGCGCGGCTCTCTCCATTCCACTAGGTGCACGTGCCGACCTATCTCACGATTGCCGAATTCAAGATGCGAACGATCATGCCGTGGGCACAGATCGATCGCATCGAGAGTCAGCTAGCTCCGGGCTGGCTCCTCTCGCAATTCGCGTCGTCGTCGGGGTGGATCGACATGAGGCTCGCGAAGCGGCTCAAAGTGCCGCTCTCCGAGCCGGTGCCCGATCAGGTGAAGGGGTGGGTCGCGCGCATGGTCACGCTGCGCGCCTATCTGCAACACGGCATCCCGGCGAGCGACGCGCAGATCGCGCTCGTCACCGCCGACGCGGAAAAGGCCGAGGCCGAGGTCAAGGAAGCGGCCGACGGGCAACTCAGCCTGATCGACCTCGCGTCGAGCGACCAGCAAGCGCACTCGGTGCAGTACGGCGGCACGCGGGCCTACTCCGAAGCGTCGCCGTACGTCGGGTACGACGTGCAGCTCGAGCGCGGTCGCGGCGAGGATCGCAACCGTCGGGGGTCGCGATGAAACGCAACGGTGACGCCGAGCTCGACGCGATGATCCGCAAGATCCGGGCTATCCCGGGCCTCGCTCGTCGTGCTGCTCCCGACGTCGCCGACGCGGTGAAGGCCGAGCTCAACAAGTCGATCGCCGCGGGCACCGCACCCGACGGCACACCGTGGCGACGGCGCAAGGCCGACGGCGAGAAACCGCTTGCCGACGCCGGTGAGGCTCTCTTTGTCGCGGCCGTCGGCAAGCGCATCGTTTGCCACGTTCGCGGGTACATCGCGCGGCACACCCTCGGCCGCGCTCGAGGCGGCATCGTGCGCCGCGTGCTCCCGCTCAAAGGGGTGCCGCCTGCACTCGCGAAGGCGATCACGGCCGAGCTCACCGCGCGGTTCAATGACGAGATGAAAGGGGGGCAGTAGTGGCGATCGTGTTCGCACTGCCGCGCCTCTATGATGCCGTGGTCGCGCGGTTCGCCGCCGAGGGCACGCTCGTGCCGCACGCGTTCGGCTGGCTCGCACCGGCCGAGCAGATGCACGGCCTCACGCGTGTCACGTGGACCCCCGGCGATCCGAATGGCTCGCTCGGCGCGATCACCGGGCCGAAGTACGTGGGGCAGAATCCGCGGCAACTCGCCACCCTCGCCGAGCTCGTCACGATCGAGATCAACGCGTTTGACCCGACCAGCTCGAGCGACGAGCGCGCGCAGTATCAGGCCGTGCGAGAGGTGCTCGACGCCGAGCTGCGCGCCGTGCACCTCGCGGCCGTCGGCACGTATCAGATCCTTAGCGCGACGTGGGTCGGCGGCGATCGAGGTCGGCGCATGGGAGCAACGATCCGAATCGTGCTCTCGGTGCAAGCGCCGCTGCTCGACCTCGCGATCGCGATCGCACCGGCCGACACCGGCGCAGCGATCGACCTGCACGAGCTCGACGTCACCGAGTCAATCGATGTCCCTCCGCCCTCGCCATAGGAGCTAGCGAATGAGTCAGCCAAACGTAACGATCACCGAGCTCGACGGCGCCCTCGCCGTGCTGCCACCGAGTGCCGGCAAGGTGTACGCACTCGCCGGGCACTCGACGGCCGGCCCGCTCAACACGCCGGCAACCTTCGCTCGCGTGAAGGACGTGATCGCGACGTACGGCGCCGGGCCGCTCGTCGAGAAGGCGTGCCACTACATCGAGCGGTACGGCCGGCCCGTCGTGCTCATTCGTACGGCCGCCTCGACCGCGGGCCTACCGGGCACGCTCGTGATTAGCGGCGTCGTCGGCACGAGCGTCGTCACGGTCACCGGCGTACCAAACGACGACTATGAGGCGGCCCTCAAAGTGCTCACCGGGGGCACGATCGGCGTCGCCGGCATCACCTATCAATGGTCGCTCGACGGCGGCCGTACGTGGTCGCCGGCAACCGCGCTCGGCACCGCGAACACCTTCGCCTTCCCGGGTGCGGGTGGGCTCGGCCTCGCGTTTGCCGCGGGCACGCTGGTCGCCGGTGACAAAGTCTCGACGCGCACGACGGCGCCCTCGCCGACGGCCGCCGAGCTCGGCACCGCGCTCGACGCTCTCGCCGTGTCGATCGTCGATTGGGAGATCGTGACCCCCGCGGGTCCGATCGACGGCGACATGTTCGACACGCTCGAGCTCAAGCTCGCGGCCCTCGCGGCGGCCGGCAAGTACCGCGCATGGATCGCCAACACGCGCATGCCGAACGTCGGCGAGACCGAGGCACAGTACAAAACAGCGCTCGATGCGATCTTTAGCGCGAAGGCCACCCTGTACGGCGACCTCTGCGCCGGAGCTTGCAAGCTCACGAGCTCGGTGACCGGCCGCAAGTACAAGCGCCCGATCTCGTTCGCCGTCGGCGCGCGAGAAGCGTCGCTCTCGGAGGAGGTCGACTCGGCCGACCCCAATCTCGGGTTCCTCGTCGGCGTGTCCATTCGCGACGCAAACGGCAATCCCGACGAGCACGACGAGAGCGTAAACCCGGGCCTCGACGACTCGCGCTTCACCGTGTTGCGCACGATCGAGGGATTGCAAGGGGTGTACATCAACCGCCCTCGCATCTTCTCGCCGGCCGGATCTGACTTTCAGCTCCTCCCGCACCGCCGCGTGATGAACCTCGCACACGCCGCGCTGCGCGTGTTCTTCATGCGCCGGCTCAGCAAGGTCGTGCTCGTCGACGCAACCACGGGCTTCATCCTCGAAGAAGAGGCGTTGGAGATCGAGTCGGGCGCCCTCGCGGTGATGCGCGCAACGCTGCGCACGAAGCCAAAAGCGAGCGGCGTACTGTTCGCGCTCTCGCGTACCGACAATCTTTTGTCGACGAAGACCATGACCGGCGACGCGCGGATCATCCCGCTCGCGTACCCCGAATTCATCAACCTAACTGTCGGGTTCTTCAACCCGGCGTTGCAAGTGCAGGCGGTGTAATCATGGCCGATCAGATCAGAGTCAACGGCAACCTGCACTCATGGGGCTCGATCACCGTCAAGGCCGGGGGCTCGCGGTACTACGGATTCGATCTCGTGTCGTACGCCGACAAGCGCGAGCGCGTGAAGGGATACGGCACCGGCCGCGCTCACGTGCCGCGAGGTCGCTCGAGCGGAAAGTACACCGTCGAGCCCGTCAAGCTGCGCGGCCCGAAGTCGACCATGGCTGCACTGCGCGCCGACCTCGCTGCGCAGTCTCCCGACAAGAAGTCTTACGGTAGCGTCGAATTCGAGATCGTCGTGCAGTACGTCGAGCCCGGCTCGAGCGAGCTCCCGATCTGCGACGAGCTCTCGCGGTGCGTGTACGTCGGCACGTCGACGTCGCACGAGGAAAGCGCCGACCCTCTCAAAGAGGAGATCGAGTGCGATTGCATGCTGATCCGTCGCAATGGCTTGTCACTGTTTGAAGGGAGTGGCCTGTAAAGATGATCGACGACGCCAACGAGCAAGCGGCCGACCCGGATCACGAGGCTCGGCAACGGTTGCAGGCTGCGAAGCTCGAGCGCGCGCGCATCACCGAGGCCCGCACCGCTCGCGAGAAAGCGCGCTCGGTGAGCGAGCAACTCGCCGAGGCCGAGCGCGAGCTGCGCGACGACCAGGCCATCGAGAAGGCCGAGTGCGAGCATGGGTTGCTCGGCAGTAAGCTCGCGGCCGTCAAGAGCGGGCTCGGGGTCGTGATCGTCAAGCGACCGCATCACGTACTCTTTCGGCGCTTTCAGGATGCCGGCAAGACTGACTCGGTGCAGCTCTCGATCCTCGTCAACGGGTGTCTCGTGCACCCCGACCTCGGCACGTTCGAGCGGTATTGCGAGGAGGAGCCCGCGCTCCTCTTACGCGTCGCAAACGCGGTCGCCGCGCTCGCGGGGGTGCGCGCATCGGAGGTGTCGGGAAAATAGTTGAGCTGCGCGCCGAGGCGTTGCGCGATGCAGGGATCGCCGCCGCTTGTCTGCTCGCAGCGCTGCACCCGGCCGACGATAGCGAGGCCGAGCTCGAGCGCTCTTACGTCGGTGCACTGCTGATCGTCGCCGGCCTCCGAGAGCTCACGAACATTCGCAAACTCCTCAGTTCGGAGAAGTGACCGATGGCTGATACCGACGCGCAAGCGACTTACTCGATCGACCTCGAAGACAACACGTCGGGTGCGGCCGAGTCGGCGGCATCGGCTCTCGCTACGCTCAAAAAACAGCTCGAGGGCGACACGCAAGCGCTCGGCGCCATGCAAAAGGCGATGAAGAATTTGCAGGGCGGCACCTCGGTCAACATCGAGCAGTTTCAAAAGTTGAAGGCTCAGATCGACGCGAAGAAAAACTCGATCGCGCAGGCGCAAGGCGCGTACATCTCGCTCGGTGGCAGCTTCGCGAAGGGCAAGTCGGGCGCGGGCTCGTTCTCCGATCGGCTCGCCGCGCTCGGCGTCACGGCCAAAGGGATGCCCGGCCCGCTCGGCGGCATGGTCGGATCGCTCGAGGGATTGAAGGGGCTCCTCGGTGGTGGTGCGCTCGCGCTCGGCGTCGCCGCCCTCTCGGCGGCCCTCGTCGCGCTCGCCGCCGCGGCCCTCGTCGCCATGGGGGCACTGCTCAAGTACGGGGTAGCGCAAGCGGGTGCGCGTCGCTCGGAGCTATTGCAGCTCGAGGGCCTCACCAAGATGCGCAATTGGTACGGCCTCGCCGCGGGCAATGCCGGCGAGATGCAGTCGGCGATCGATGCCGTGAGCGGGTCGACGGCACTCGGCCGCGACAAGCTCGCGAGCTACACCGGCGAGCTCTACAAAATGGGCTTGCGCGGCAAGAATCTCGAGGTCGCGCTCGAGGGCGCCGCGGTGAAGGGCGCCGTACTCGGCGACGAGGCCGCCAAAGGCTTCATGCAATGGGCCGCGGGGGCCAACATGGCTGGCGGGTCGGTGCAAAAACTGACTGACGACGTCAAGGCCCGCTTCGGCGGTGTCGCCGCCGCGCAGCTCCTCGACCTCAACGTGCAGACAGAGAAGCTCAAAGAGAACTTCGGGCAACTGTTTTCGCAGCTCAAGATCGAGGGATTGCTAAAGGGGATCTCGACGATCACCGCGCTTTTTTCGACGGCGACCGCCTCGGGCCGAGCGTTGCGCGGGATCTTCAACCTCATGCTGCAACCGCTGATCGACGCGGCGACGGCCGCTGCGCCGCTGCTCAAGCGGTTTTTTCAGGGCCTGATCATCGGCGCACTGCTCGTAACGATCGCCGTGCTCACGGTGCGCAAGTGGTTTCGGAAAACGTTTGGCGATAGCGAGGTGCTCGCCGGGATGGATCTGCAAAAGGCGGC